CCCGGCGCCCGTCAGCTTCACGAGCATACTGCGGGCATCGTCCGGGTTAGGGATGCGCTCCATGAGCCCGCGCCACCGTACCCTCTGCCGTTAGCTTATTCCACCATTGTTTCAATCCGTTAAGCGTAACCAATGAAAATGCGCTGTCCTTATTCAGCGTCTGCTGCACCTGCTGCAATCCCATCGTTATGGCCATGAGTGACTGCACTTTTAGCATTATCTTGTTGAGTTCCTCATTTTCGCCTGCGAACAACCCAACCGCGCCTTGTGCGGCGGAGAATGCACCCGAAAGCCCTCCCAGTCCCTGTATAAGGCCTGCTATATGCTGCTCGTCATTGGCTAACACCTTTCCTTGCGCTTGAATGTCGCCCTGTATGTCCGTTAGGCGGCCAAGTTCGCTAACAAGACGCTTATAGGCCTCGCTCTGCTGGTCAATGCCATTGGCGACCAATGTGGCCATTTCTTCCCTTAGGGCGCGTATTTGCCCACGCAGGGAAACATGTTGCGATGCGGCTTTCTGCGCCTGCTCGGCCTCAGCCCTCATGCGCTGTTCAACCTTAGCGAGCGAGTCTGCGGTCTTTTCCGCCTCCGCGATGACTTTCTTACGCGTTTCGATGACTTGCCGTATAGCGTCGCGTTCTTGGCGATAGCCTTGCATCTGCTTTGCGTCGCCCTTTTGGGCTGCCTTATTAGCCGCCGTGCCAAGCCTCTTGTATTCCTCTTCCAATTCACGGATGGCGGACTTGTTGGCATCGACCACGCGGTCTACCTCATCAAAGCCCTGCTGTATGGTGTCCAGCGTTGAGGCTGCATTGCTCACCACGTCGATATTGACGGTGGGGATGTCGGTCAATAGGTCGTGCAGGCGAAGCGCCTGCTCGCCAACCTCTTGCCCCATTTCCTCTGCAATCTCTGCAAGCCTTTTCGCGCCTGCCTCCGCCCCCGACATGTCGATAGCGGTACCGATGTATAATGTGCCGTCCGTGTTGTTGTTCATACTCTTATAGTCTCTTCGTCTGCGAAATCATTGAATAGGTCTGGGTTATTAGCATCCTTGGTCTCATCGTACGGTAGCGCGTCTTCGCTGTCGTCATCGTTGGGCATCGGCATCGCGCTGCTGTATAGTATGGCATTCTGATAGCTGATGTCGTACAAGGCCTGCTTGTCGGTGATGCCGAATGTCTTGGCAATACCTAATACTGTCGCCCAGATACTGTCGTTTAATCCACTTCCCTTGTGGCTTTTAGAATATTGGCCTCGCTTAGGGAAGTGGTAATTGAGAAAAAACTGCCCAACTCCATGTCTTTAAGCCTCTTGACGATGACATCAAAGAGTACGGAGGGGCGCACCTCCTCCAATATTAGGCGCGCCAATTCCGATTGTCGGTCAACGGTGCGTCTGATGGTGTATTTCTTATTGAAGATGCCCCACACGCGCCTTTCACGTGTCTCCTCAACCTCTTCGGTCAATCCCTTAGCACCTAGGATGAGCACCGCACAGATGTCGCCCAAGGCCTTGAAGTGGCGCGCATGGTGTAATACGGAGTTGAATATTTTCTCATTAGGCACGCGCTCGACAATGGGGAGCGTTGACACCAGCTCCGAAACGAGTATGAGCGTGGCCACGGACGGGGGCGCGATGTCGTACGTCTTGCCGCCTATCTCGATGCTCCCCATCTTCTTTTCAAGGATAGCTGCCGCTACCTTTCCCTCTATCGTCTGTACTTGTTCCATCATTCGTTTACTAATTGTTTGGTGGGGATGCGGGAGTTGAACCCGCGAACTGCCGTCATGAACGTAACAGCCTGCCTCTAATCCTAATCCCCGATAAGCGGTCTAACCTCCCTACCGCAAGGGGCTGTCTGTTCCAGCCGTCAACCAAATAAACCAAATGAAGAAAAATGTTATCCTTGTGATAATCCGCTACGGCCAATCGGACGCAGCCACCTTGAATTTCTTGTACAACTCGCCGTCGTCACACGCTAGGATTTTGAAAGAGAGGTCGACATACTGACCCTCTTCCTCCGACGAGCCAGGTTTGAACGAGACGTGTGTCTTTCTAGCCTTGATGCCCGTCGCGCCGATATTCTTAGGCGTGATTTTGACCGAGAAGTAATCCGAAACCACGTTCGACTTGACCGTGAGTTCCTTTTTCGGCGTGTCAATGGTCGCGCCCGTAAACATGGATTCGGTCTCGAAATCCATTTCCTTAACGCGCGTGGTGATGGTGATGACGGGCTCGCCCTCTTCCTCGGCTACCACTACGCCACCTGACGCCTTAGCCGTGAGTTTCTCACCCTCTTCAACCGAAATCGTGGTAGACTTGTCGTTGATGACGCCAACCGACTTGAGCGTAGTCGCCATTGCGTCATTTGCGCCCGTCTTGCCAACCTCAACCTTACACTTCGACCACGACATGATGATGCTTTCTTTTGCCATAATCTTATACTTTTTACGATGATAACCTATAAAATCTAATTCTTGCGTAAACAACGTGTTGTTCCACGCCCTCTACCGCCATTGTGGTCGGCGACACGTCCGTCAGCATGCGATACTCGGTATTGGCGTTATCGTTGACAAACGATTGTATCAATGTCTGCAATTCACCGATGCGCGCTTTGTCGCTGACCTTTCGTGCGGTCTTCTGATAGTGGATATCGGGGACGTAGACGTTGACGACGACAACACCAGATTGCACCTGCTCGTCAAGCCCCGCTAGGAATTTGACAACCAAATCCTCGGTGTGTGCGTTGTCGGGGCGCATGTCGGAGCGGTACACCCCGCCCTTGACAGCTTTTCCAAGCGCGCTATCCTTGATGAAAGAATAGAAGTCTCGCTCAATCTGTTGTTCTGTCTTAACCATAACCCAAACTCATATCTTGCATGAGGTCTTTCAATAGGCTCTGCGCCTTTAAGTCGGCCGTAGTCAACACGTCCTTATGGTAGATATTCTCAACGTAGGCCGCATAGTGCATGCCAGCGCAGATAATCAGTACAATGCCCTGTGGGTATTGCGCTTGCAGCTTCTTCAATAGGCTTTCCGCAGCGGTCACGCCCTGCGCGCCATTGCCCGCCTTGCCGTCATACTGCTTTGGAACACCCTGCTTGACGGGCTTTCCGTCTTGGAGCACCATGTACCCGATTGACGACCGAAGATTGCCCGTAATGTCATTATAACTGCCATTCTCACGCGCTATGCGCACGCACTCTTCACCAATGTAGGTGAGCTGCTCGATAAGGGCTTTGGCGATGTCCGCGAGCTTCATCTTCAAGCCCTTTTGGAGCTTCAGGACGTTAGTCTTATTGACCAACGCACCTTTGTACTTCCCGTTTGTCGGTGACTTCCCTGCCATTGCCTATACCATTATCTGTGTGCGTCCTACGGTGGTAAGAGGCTCGGAACTCAACACTCGGTATTCGCCCAGTTCCTCTCCGTGACGCTCCAACTTGACGCGGGCGTGTGGAAAAGACATGGCCTCAACCAAGATGAGGAAAGACGCTTGGCGAAACTCACCGTCCTCGTACTTTCCCTTGCGAGTGTCCGAGTTGGTCTTGATTGAACAAGGGATGGGCGCACTCCATGCGCTCTGCGCGGTGTCGGCCACCTCGCCCCACTCGTTCAACCCTCCGCCATTGGGCATCTCGTACCTAAGAGTTCCGTTTGTCCTCATACCATCATATTACCATAAGTGAGTGCCATCCTCAATAGTCGTAGCTTCACCGCCCAATACCTCGTCTACGTCAACTCCATAAACGCCACACCAATATTTGATGCTGTTCCGTATCGCGTCCTCGCGCACGGCCGTCGACACGCCGTTTTCGGAACGGCTGCTCTCGACAAAGCCCATAACGAGCCGCACGGCCGTACAGAACAGTTCCTTGTCTGTCGGCGTGGCCTCGCCATCGGGCGATATTCCGTGGCTCGCAAGCACGAACCTAACGGTCGCGTTGTCGGGGTAGAATGTGTTAACGATGGCGTTACACAAACTTTTTGTCGCATCGAGGTTGGTCATGGGCTAGTTCTGCGTTTTGAGGGTGTAGATTCCGTTCATTTCCGTGATGACGGGAAGCGCCAGCACCTCCGCCTTAGTGAACTCAACGCCGTTCGAACCCTGTGTCTCGCCAACGCCCCACTGCGATACGCGCACGCGTCCGTAGTTGGAGTAGGCGACGCCGTTCTCGGGTTTCAACTCGTTGTTCGCCCATGCATTCTTGACTACGCCAAGTTGGCCGTCAGGGACAAAGACGATGTTCTTTTCATTCCACGGATTGTAGGGCGTGCGTACCGTGCCGTTTTGAATGACAACTTGGCGACGCATGGGTTCGAAGACTGGATAGCCGTTCTCTTCCATGTACGCGTTAATGTCACGCAGCTGCACGATGCGCGAAGACTTGTCCGTGCCGTGTATCATCTGCTTCATCTTTTTCGACCTACACATGTAGGAGATGAGAGACGGGGCGAGGAGTGCCTTGCCGAACACCACCTTGTCTTGTGCCACATCGATGATTGCCTGAATGTCTTCGAAGCAGTCGACGGTGTCGATATTGGCGGCCGTCCAATCGGTTTTCGACTTCGCGATGTTCTCCTTGGGCTGATTGTAGCTGATAGAGCCATGCACACCGCCCTCGGGGTTGGTCGTGGCGTCCAGCTCGAACTTGCCCTCATTGGAGAGCGCACCGAGGAAAATCATGTCCAGCTTGCCCAACACGGAGCGCACCACATTCTGCACGTTGCCCCACATGAGGTCTACCAGCTGTT